GTAGTCTTTGCATAGGTGTCTGTTTCCGAACCTGCAAGCAATTGCCCAAAACTAGCAGTGTGGGTCGTGGGGAGAGATGTTTGGATTACAGCAATCGCGTCTCTGATTGACTGCATCGCAACCGTGGACTTGGAATACTCACTGATGTCTCCGTCCGTTGCGAGGAACTGAGCACACACGCTGTTGTTATCCATAACATCTGTCAGCGTCACAGAATTTGCAAACAGATATTGCGCTATCTCGGCCAAGTCAACAGCGCGCTGAGCAACACTATTAATCTCAACTGCATCAACTTGCAGTTTGTCGCTTCCAGGTACGAGTGAATTATAGACTTGTGTCGGGACAACATCGTATGCCACGGACTGCATCGGCAACACGCCGGTGACGTATGCCACTGCGCGCAAAATTCCCTCAGTGTCATTGTTGTACGAGGCCCCGCCGCTTGCCGGAAGTTCCAGTTCATAATTCCCCTGGTCTGTGTGCGCCCAGTCGTAATCGCCCCCAGTAGTCGGAGTAACGGCGGTTGTGGTCACAGTCCCATCATGTTTTTCAAGGATAATGTCAACTTCCATACCAGCCGCGTTGTAGACAATTCCCTCTTCGCGGGTCTTGAAGTCGCTGTCATCAATCCCTGGGCCGATAATAACTTTGATAGCTGTGTCAACGGGTTTCATCGGCATTGTTATTGTCTCCCAATCATATCGTAGTACCAAGCAGGCTTGACGGATGGGCCTGCCGCCAGGTCTGCGGCCTCGAAGTTATCACTTGTCTGGTTTTCATCACGGTGGTCAAAACCGCAGCGTACATTTCCTGTGATTGATGCGTCTACGTCAGTAAGTTTCAAGACATCATCAACATATATCGTGTGACTTGTATCCTCGCTTTGTAACTTGCCCGTTTTTGTTCCGCTGGACGTACATGCGGCGGTTTCCAGTTCCGTTTGTACCCCCGTTACAATCTTGTATAGAATTACTTCATTGGGCGAACCAAAGATGCTGAATGAGGCTTCATAACAAGTATCTGTATCACTGGCAAAACGAGTAGAGATTCGTATATTCTCAAAAGCACAATCATGCTGACTGTAGTGATCGTCACTCGACAAATCCCGTTCTGCACGGCAGGGATACCGCCCACCATAATGATGATTCCGTGTAATCTGATTAGATTGGATTTCATAATCATTTGCAGCCCCGACTTGCGCCCACACCCAACCGCCGCCGGTACTATGATCCTCAAGAAATGTATCATCATCATCAGTAAACGCGTCGGTAATGGTTGTATGTTTTGGCAACGGCCCCTTAACATCCTTTGCTAAGTCTTGTGGCACAAATTCTCGCCAATCTGCAATCTTGTATTTCCCCATCCAGTCCGTGAGTAATCTTCGGTGAGTTCCTGTATCTCCAACCACAATCTTGGCAGTCAGTGCAGTTGCCGGGGACATCGTGTCAATCTCAAAGTTCTTCCTGAAATCAACCTGTATGGCATCCTTGATTCGCGGCCACACAGGATCACTCAAGCCCATGAATTTGTGTGTCCAGATTGTCTGCCCCGCGAGCGTTAGCTTAAACTGTCCACCCTGTCCGGACCGTAGTCCCTGAACACGTCTTCCTTGCTCTGGGTCTGCTTGGATTGTCAGCGTCTCACAGAATACATCCAGGAGTTTGCGGCCGGCAAGGGATTTTGTGCCTGTGATTTTGTTCCAAGCGTCAAGCTGAGCAAGGCTAAGTTCCGCTTCAAGGTCTGTGCCGAGGGCAACGTAAGAGGAGTCAAGTTTCTTCTCAGACGCAAAGAACCCAAAGTTGAGGGCATGAGAACCCGTAGCAGCGCAAGCCGCAAGCGGACGCAAGTCCACGAGGCCGACCGTGCTGTCAGGCGCGGCCCAAAAGGACTGGTCGTCTTCTGTTTTCCATTGCCAGGGGCCGATTGAGTAGAACAAATTACTTCCCTTCCAAAACTACGCCGCGAGCATCTTGATTGCCACCGTAATACAACTGGCAACGCCGCCGCCGATCAATAGCCATAAGAACTTACTGGAGGCCGCGTGCGCCTGTTCCAATCGGTCTACACGCACATCAAAACCAAGTTTCCCGTTGCCCTCGAACCGCGAGAGTATGCGGGCCAGTATGTCGCTAATCTCAGTAAAGCGTCTATTAATTTCGTCGAATCTGCGCTTGCAAACTAGCGCATACTGATCAATTTCCGGTGCCATGTGATGCCTTTCTAAGATGATTCGCGTGCGCGTTGTTTTTCGAGCAGGGCGCGTTCCTTGCGTTCCTGCATGATGACCTGAGACTCATACAGGATTTTCCGCGCCTTGTACGAAGTAAAATCAATATTCTTCGTGGCTTTCTTTGCATCGGCCTCGCATAAATCCATTTCGGCCAAAATATCCTCACCGCCGCATTGCACGATTACAGCGCGGAGGTTGTCGTCTTTCGCCATTTCATAAAGCGAATCAACAACATCGTATAGCGATACCCCCCACCTGAGCCGTGTAAAGATGGGGATGAACATTCGTACAACCGACATGAGGCCGTTGATTAACGCAAGTGTGGCAGTAATAGTCGCCAGCGTTTCACCCATAATAACTTCTCCTTACTCTTCTATGTTAATAGAAGCAGAACTTTCGCTTTTTGCGTCTACAAGTCTTCGCACAATCGCCTGTAAAGCCTCCTGACTAGCCAGCTTGAACAGATCTACGCCTTTCACAGAGAGCACAGCTCTTGCCGTAGCTACAGCCTCATCGAACAGAGCTTTTTTATCCAACTCGTCCAACTTCTTATCACTATAGGCCGCCAAGAGCCTCTTCTTCGCACCATCATTCACATTACTAATACCTATTGCAAGTGCGTCCAGAATGGCATCATCCAGCTCCGTCTTAGCAAAGAACGTTTGCTCCGCAGCCTTTGCTTTCAACCAACTAAACAAGGGCGGAAGAAGAACAGCCACAGCAGACGTAACAGCAACAAGCAACGCTCCAACGAGAATCTCACTAAGCATTTTTACTTTCCTTTATAATAGACCAAACAAACTCTGGGGACATACCAGACATGCACTGCCAATCCCTGCACTTCCTCCATACATCTGTCATCTGACAGGGCCTACAGGCAATATCCTGTGATACGACTGTGACCTCCCTTCCTAAAGGTCGGCTCTTAATTTCTGACGTTGCACCGAAGAGCACATATACAGGTCTTCCTAGCGCTGCAGCCACGTGAGCGAGGCCATTATCTAAAGCGACAACATAGTCTGCTCGTGACAGAATCGCTGCAGCATCTCTAACAGACGTCTGCCCTACTAAGTCCAGCATGTTAGGGCCAGATACGTTGAGACCTTGGATTAGGTCTGATTTTGAGCCTAATACCACAAACTCTACACCATCTGCCTTCTGCACAAACTCTTTCCAATGCGGCCAGGCCTTCCTTTTCCAAAAGCTCTTTCCTCGCTTCCCGCTATAACCCACACAAAGAGCAACATAGTGTTCTGGCAGTTGCCTTGCAGTATACATTCCATTAACCGGAACATAGGTAGGGGGCGTAGGACCAACAAAGCCCAACTTCCTAACCGCACCCATATTTACCAGTATCTCGTGGTTGGTACGAAGACTGACATTATCTGCCATGATCTCCTTACCACAATCCAATTTTACGTCTCTATGCCACCACGCTCTAATGACAATATCGTACTTCTTCCCCTGAGGCGGCGTATCTATATAAATGTTCCTTATAACCTCCCAGGGCTCTAACAACTCCTTAACATACGCAATATCACCCTTTATCAGCATATCCACAGTATAACCTAATTGGTAGGCAGCAGCAACTACAGGGGTGGTCATAACTATATCACCCAAACCTCCACCAGCCGCAACTAATGCTTCCTGTCTCATACCTATCCCAAGATAGTTACGTCAATAATTGACACGACTTACTTCCAATTGAACTTTCCTGCAGCCAACAGTCTAGCAATAGACGCAGGATGCTCTAACTTATACATCTCTGTCTCACCTGCACCATAGGGGTGAGTACCAAACCTTCGCTCCACTGTCTGTGGATCATCCCTCCAAGCGAGAAATACTCGATCTATATAGTCTCCAACTACAGGAGGGTGTCCTCCCTGATGACGATAGTACTCGGCCTTAGCCCTCAGCTTATCCAAAGGCTTTACCCAACTATAGTGGCAGTACAGCTTCTCTGCGCTACTACGCCACTTCTTATACTGTCCATTCCTCACAATTAGCTTACCAGAGGCATCAGAAGGGCAGTTGTGGTTTATGTACTTAAAGCCTCTCCGCCATTTCACCGCCTTTGTCTGCAAGAAATCGTTCCAGACGGATGTACCTAACGTATGAAAGTTGTTCCAGAATAGATAAAAGCCAGGCATTAGAATGTCGTAATGATGCATTAAGGCAGACATTCTCCACAGTCCTTTATCCAAGAATACCTCATCTCCATCCATTAGAAGCATCCAGTCGCCCGAATTAAGCCGAGATGCATAAGCATTTCTCTGGTCAGTCTTCGTCTTCCAACTACCCTGTAGTAGAGTAATCTTCTTGTCAGGATCAGGGAATGATTTGATGCGCTCTACTGTACGGTCAGAACTGCGCTTATCCTTCCCACACCAACCGGCCTTTACTGCAAAGTCGTTCCCACCTTCTACTATGATAATCTCGTCTGCAAAATCGTAGATACTAGCAAGGCTCGCTTGGATGAATTCCTCTTCATTAAGAACAATATAGCAAGCTACGATCTTCTCCTTATGTGGGCGTATTCCCATCTGCGCTCTAAATTTGTCTACTAGACCCGTATCTACCCACTGTTCCTTGAAGAGCCTCTTGGTATGCGCTCTTCCTCCACGAATAAAAGCCTTACTTCCTCCTACGTGGTGCTTTACTACACTCTGGGGTACACAGAAAATCTTCCATCCAAGCTGCCTTGCTTTCATACAGAAGTGGCTATCCTCCCAGTAACCGACTGCATACGCTTCGTCTATACCTCCCACAGCATCCCAGACACTCCTACGAATGAGTATAGCAGAAAAGGTAATCATCTCTCTTTCGCACACTTTGTCTTGTTCTGGATGCTCCAGCTTTCCATAACCTATATGAGGGAAGTGCATACTAGACCACTCCCATCTACTACCAAGAGACTCAATCTTCCCATTGAACTTCATCTGCTTACTGCCCACAATCCCTGCTTCCGGGTTCTCCTTCAAAAAGGTTATAAGGGGAGATAGCCAATTTGGTTCTACCTCAATATCAGCGTTCAAGAGGCATATAAATTCACTGCTTTGGGAGGCCTTAGCATAAGCGCGGTTATTCGCTCCTGCGTAGCCCACAGATCTCTTCAAAACAACTTCTTTCCCACCAGAGCGTAGATACGGTTTGTCTCCGTCTGTACAAAGTACAGTCTCATACGCAACGTCTTCTGTATTAGCCACAATTGTGGAGAAGAGCCGGGGCAAAAAGCGGAGAGTATTCTTATGTGGGATAAGAATACTAACCTCAGAGGCGTCTTCCGAAAAGGCCTTTACAGACTCTCCTGCATAAAATAGGCTTTCCTCTACAACGGCGCGAATAGTAGCAGAAGGTGGAGGAACTCCTATTATCTTATGTCCGCTCTTAAATGCTTTGTGCACCTTAGGATGATTCCACAACTTCGTAAATACGTTCTCCGGTTTAAGGCCCGACATGCACTTAAACGCGTGTTTACAGTCTTCTGCGTGCAGCGTTGAGCAAGGAGAGCATACCAGATTGCTTTGAACAAAGCGGGCATTTTTATAGTTAGGCAGCGTCAATTTAGGGTCAAATGCTCCCCAGAGAGAAAACGTAGGTACACCTGCCATACCTGCAAAGTGTAGCAGCCCTGAATCCGTACCGACGAAGAGGGCAGCCCCAGACACTATCTTACAAGCGTCGTCTATATCCGTACTCCCAATAAGGTCACAAGCAACATCTAGGCACCTAGGATGATCGTCTCCGCCATCTCCTAACAACACATACGCAATCTTTCTCCTATCCAGCGCTGCCAGCATTGCCTCCCAATAGACAATGGGCCACTTCTTCTTCTCATTAGACCCACCTACGTGAATGGCAAGGTAATTCTGTGAACCCTTTGGATAATTAAAGGTAGGCATAACTAAAGGCCAACGCTCAACTCCAGCATGCTCTGTATGCAACTTAAAGTAATCCATAACTTTAGTTCTCTCATCTCTCTCCAGAACCCCCCCGAAGTCGACGAGAAAATCATACTTCTCCCATACGTTCTGCTTACACGCTTCCTTAGACGACAACACTCTGTCCACTTCCGCGACACGACGCACTAGAGGCATAATCCAATCAGGACAAGCCAAATCTATCGTGCACTTTTTCTGCCTGGAGCGTATTGTAGAAGCCACACCGGCTACAAACAATACGTCCCCTAGTGCGCCGCCTCGTCGGAGGAGAATTCTTTTATTAAGTAGGCCCTCAGGATCTCTGGGTAGAGTTCCCTTGGGTAACTTTGTGCTTGGCCCGTGTAAGTATACCAAACTCTTATCCTGTATAAGCTGTTCCAGTGATGGAGACATTTTTTGCTCTCACAACAGCCTTTTCAATCTCAATCAGGAAGTCTGATCGAGTATGAATAGTAGCTTCCCATTTATCTGATCGAGGAGCACGTTCCCATTCCCACTTGATGGCCCTTTGCAGGATCATCACGAGGTTCTTAGGATCACACAGCCAAATCTCTGCACCATCCGTCACGCCAGTACCGTACGTCAGATTCTCCGGCATCAGCGGGACTTCAAGGAGTGGAATCCCAAAGGGCTTGATCGTTATGCCAGAGATAGCACTGTCACCTGCGGGGGTTGCCCTCTCGCTGATGGCATAAATCCAGTTCTCGTTCAATGAAGGAGGCAGAATCCAACGGTACTTTCCTTTGTTTCTCTTCCACTTGCTCGGCAGACGCTGGAGCATATCGAAGAACAGCTTCTTCGAGATTCCTGCACCCGCACAGTCCAAGTCTTGGGCAGTAGGAAGATTATCATTCATCAACTTACTGAAGCCATCATTAGTACGCAGCAGTCGATCTGATGCCGTTACAGAGGTTGCAATGTCATCATCTCCCTCAATGGCAAGGTTTTCCATGTCGTTTGAGATCTGCTTCACAAACATGGAAGTAATCATCTGCCGCGCCGCTGCGGGGGAATTGGCCTTAATGTCCTCCATGAAGTCAGAAGCCAAGTCAAAAGATGACCGGATTTTTACAGTATCATAGTTGACAGAGGTTTCAGAAGGCGCGCGTTCGCTATGAGTCAGAGAAGCGTCTTCCGACACAGGCCCGTCGAAGTACATACGGTTGATCTCGCCTGACGGCTCCCTACGCTTAGAGACTCTGATGTGCTTTAGCAAGACAGATTCATTGACGGTCTCATCAATAAATTCGTCGATTTGAAGACGATTCAGAATTACGTTTGGTAGGTTAGTGCCGTTGATAACAGCCTTGCGGATCTGCTCCCGAACTTCCTCTATAGAACCTTTTTCAACCTTAGTTTTTCCCATATTTTCTCACCTCCTCTCCAAATTTACCTTAAACAATACGATATGCTCCTTGCTAGACTAGAGCATGACAGGTCCAGGAATAACACTTTCCCAGACATCTTCCTTCGGGGTCTCTTCGTCCTTGGTATGCGTCTCTTCAGCACTCTTTGCCTTCTCCACGCCTGTTGCCTTCTCCAAGGTCGCCAGACGAGCAGTGAGGGTCTCAAGAGACTTCTTAATATCTCCCTTGGACTTTTGAGTATCCGTAACCATCGCATCGAATTTCTTGTCTGCGTTTACAACTTGAGATTGAATATCCTCAAGTAACGCTACGACGCCTGGTTCGTCCTTTGGTTTCTCTTCCTCTTTATCTGCACTCTTTTCCTGCACAGAATGCCCATAAGCAGCTATCCTAGACAATGCCTTGATTGCTACCTGGACGTTCTCAGGAAGATCTCCAACCGCCCCTTTTAGGACAGTCAGGGCCTCTTTAATGGCCACCACCTTATCTTTCGGGATAGTGGCCTTTTCAAGACCTTCAAACGTCTCCCCTGTGCAGATGTCTTGCACAAGTTGTAGAATCTCATCCACGAGTTCATCACCTCCTTTCGTGCTCTTTATCACAGCAAACTTAAATGTAGAAGCAGGACTCTTGACCAGAGCAATTAGGTCTATAAGTAAGTCCTTTAGCTTTCTTTTGGCCTCTATCATTCCTAATCACCTACTTTCTGGGCAGTAGCCAACCCTTCAATGCTCCACCCTGTTAACACACCACTCTCTATGTCCTTATACACGCCAGGTTCGCTCTCGAGACTGACAGCCAACCAGAAAGAGCCTGCAGGAAGAGGTTCTCCACCCTTCACGGTATCAACTTCTGCCTGGAAACTCTCAATTATTGGAAGATCAACACGCCTTCCATGGTGTTCGATAGAAAACTTCCTTCCATTCAGCATAAAGTGCTTCATCAACTTCCAGATTTCTTCCTTCGAAGTCGTATCACCCTGTACGTCTACCATATCTGCAGGGTATACAACTCCTCCTACTACAAATTCTGGCTGTACTTGAGTAGATTTGAAGATAAATCCATCCTTTGCTTCTGTTTGTCCTATCTTTGCCTTCTTAAATGTCCACAGAGGCGGTGTAAGAGCCTTTTCACACACAACATTGGTTGAGGTGTCTTCTGCTACCTCCAACTGCACAACGTAATGCTCTCCATCTAGCACATACTCATGACGATATGGGGTCTGAGGACCGTACTCTAACTTTCCGGATTTCAACAGCACATATACTCCAGGAAACGCCACAGACGCGCCTATAGAGCCTATAGGCTGCACTCCCTGATGGCGCATCCAGACCTTACCTTTCCCGCGTAATGGGAGACAGGCCCTAGCATCCTCTACTTCAAGGCCCTTCAAGAGCTCTGCCGCCTTTAGCGTTAGAACAGGAATGTCTGCTACCTCCTGGATATTGGATAGGAGTGCCCAACGCATAAGCCTACCAGCACCTATATCCAAGTTGAGAATATCATACATAGACTTACCCACAAAGCACCGTTGAAGAGAGTATTCTAACTCCTTCTCGTCAGGCACCTCCTCAAACTCTTCCATATCTGCCTTCTGCACGTCACTCAGATCATCTGTCCATATATCCAATGCACGATCTTCTTCACTTATCCCGTCTAGACCATCAATAAAGGATACAACCATGCTCTTAAACCTCTGTACAACGCTACCTTTTCTCGGTTCCTTACCCAAGGCGGTAAAAGCAATAGGTTTGTATTCATGCTCCTTCAACCACGCCTTTGCTTGGGCTACAGAAAACGTACTACCAGAAAATCGAATAGCACATAGTTCTGCTTTATCTCCTCGAATACCAAAGATTGCATGGATACCTCTACCAAACTTGTTATTTTGTCGCTTAAAGGAATCAAACCCTGTAGGGTTTTGTATCCTTGCACTATGCTCATTTGGATAGGGCATTTTCTACCTCCAAGGCTCTACACTGCCGTTCTTCCACAATACTATCCTTTTCTCCCTTTTCCGCTTCCACGACCTCCGCCTTTACCTCCTCCAGGGCCGCCACGTGAGCAGCCTCCAGTGTTCCTACCTCCACGCTGTCCTCCTGCTACACCGCGCCCACCTCCGCGGCCATCTTGAGGACGACTTCCACCTCCAGGACGTGTTGCAGTTGCCATTTTACTCTCCTCTACCAACAAAATTACGCGATTACGTCAATCATTGACTCAACTCTCTCACGCACGGTTCATGTCTGATACAGCACCTCCGCCGGAACCACCTTCGGATTCGGTTCCGGCCCCAGTATTTGCGCCTTCCTCACCTGTATCTAATCCTACTACCTGAGGGGCAGTACGACGAGACCAGATGTGATGCTTATCTCCACCCGTTATTCTGGCCTTACCTTGCTTAAAGCGTACTTCGTTTATACTCCAGACACCGTGAGAGATGTACTGAGTGTCTCGGCGCATCTCTAGGTTAAGGTCTCTAATGTCAGGCGCTTCTAGTTCGATCCTTGCTGTGATTATACCTAGGCCAAACTCCAACAGATTGTCTAGAATCTTGTGCAAACCCCGCTGCGTAGGAGCGACAATTCTGTTTACATATAGTTCAGCCTGACTAAGACCCGAACCTGCGCCTCCACTAGTACCCCCCTCAATGCCAAGAATAGCCGGAGGGATGCCGTGAGCAAGGCGGATAAAGTCCCGGAGATCTTTCCTTGTATCTCTATAGTCGGCTTCAAGTTGAGTTGCCTCCACTTGATTGAATGTAGCAGAAAAATCAGGATCTTCAGACGCCAGGATCAAGGTCTTATGGGGATCATGCTTGAAGTTAACTGTGAAGAAGTCGGTAATACTCTTCAACATTTCAGCAGAAGCCTCTGCACCAGTCAGTACAATAGCGTTTCTAGGAATGCAGTTATTGTCGAAGAACGCCAAAAAGCGATCTCGTATCTTCCTTACTGCCGCAACGTCACCAGAGGCGGGGATAATGTCTGGTATTCCATACCACTTGGTAGCTGAAACGTGGGGCTTTTTCCAGAATATAAGTTCATTTGCGGAGTCTTCTATAGAGTGCCTAGGCGTCTTGCCGTCGATAGCGTCTACAAAGTTTGGCTTACCTTCTTCTCCGAACTTATCCGGGAACTCCTGGAAGAATACATTCTCTGACTCCGTTACGATCTGCACATACTTTGCGTTTCCAGCATCTGGGCTCTTCAATACGCGTATGCTGGAAGAAGGTATTGGAGAGAGCTTGCTAACCTCTCCCTTCTTATTCCGCAGCACCTCCAAACAACCCCAGCCTATGCTCTCGCGATCTTTAGTCAACTCCTCTAATATACCGTTAAGGTCAAGTTCCTTATGCAGGTGTTTTGCCCACGCTGTTATGCGCTTTACGTCTTCGGAGTTCGGCTCTTCTTCCTTATTGGTAGAAACAACCTTAAAACCCATCCCTGCTGCATCTGCCGCCTTTGCTTTGACACAGCGGGAGTGAGTTATGTTAACCAACATCAGGTCAACTAGGTCCTGCGGATCGTAGGGAGGTTCATAGTAGTCAAAGGGCTGTTCTCCCAACCGCTCACCTACGGGGGCATCCCTTGACTTTAGTACCTCCCTTGACTTAAGTATCTCACTATACGGAGAGATCTCGCTTGACCGTGCACCCGCACCCTTCAACACTACTACCTGAATTGGTTTTTGTTTCTCTGTCATGCTACGACTACCTTAAGATGATCTCTACCCAAACAGTGTTCAGCCAAGAACTCGATTGCCTCTAACCCAATACTCGACGCATACCCAGTTAGAATGGATGCCTTCTCTGTCAACCTAACCGTCCCTTCACTCATTCTTGCAACTGCAGCGTCGGCAGGAAACTCTGATCTTAGTTCTCGCTTCTTTGCTGACACGCCACTTTCCTTGAGAAAAGTCTCCCATACAGCGCGGGAGGTTACGATCTTTCTCCCAACTACTGCAGACGTTATCATCCGAGACAGATCAAAGTCCCCTTCGCCCACACTCAGCGCATCAGTAACGTAGATGGTTCCGTTGTTCTGCACGGCCTTTAGAATAAACCCTGCTACCCCTTCAGGAGTAGAAGCCATGTAGATAACTGCGTACTTCTCCCCTTCCTTCGGTACATCTTCCTCCCTTACCTGCGTCTGATCAAGGCCTCGCAGGCGAATCTGGTAAGGGAGAGTTCCTCCATACTTGTTAGTAAGGGCGATATGATCCGCCAGCGTATCTAAAAGGTCTTTTGCTCCGTAGGGGAAGTCATCCAACTGTTTCACCATGTCTATCATCCACTTCCTAACATACAGGTCGTGGTTCTGCAGCACAGGTTGAATTTCGAGGATACGGGCGTCTTTACTAACTCGACTCCTCTTTATGCCCTCTATACGCCACTTCTTCTTACTTCCTCTCTGCTCATCTCGCAATCGAGACTCTACAGCAGATTGGTATCCTACATCCTCGTACGCAATTACGTCTGGATCGTAACGCATAGCAAACTTCAACGCAGCATCTACCGTTTCGTTCAAGCCCAAGAAGGCATTCTTATAATCCAATACATATATCTCACCTGTATGGGAAGTTAGAGCTACTGTAACGGCGGTCTTACACCTTCCTGACGTGCGACCACCAGACCTAGCTCGTCCAGGATCAATCTCAATCGAAACAAAACCAGAGCGGAGAGAAGGCGCTCTGTCATAGTACTGCATATCAACCATTCTAAACGCTTTGTGCAGCATGTCAACAGGGTTGTTCTTAAACTGTGATTGATAGAAAAAACTTCCCTTGTCCTTCTCCTCCTTCGCCAACATCTCAGTAGTCCAGAAGGTGGAGAATTGATTTACTCCGTTCTTATCATCAATCTCTTCCTCAAACATAACCATACTAGGCCAGTGTGCTTTTATCCAATCTATAATATCGTTAGATGCATACCTAGTACCCCCAAAGTATGTCAGGTGTAGACCTGCAGGATCAAATAACCCCGCAGAGGCCAACTGAAGGTAGCCAATCACCTTCGATACCTCCTCATCGGAGAAGAGAATATCCTCCGCCCGCAGGTCATCTTTATCTGGTGATAGTGGATCGTCGAAGAATAGCACGTCATAGTGAAAGCCAGTCTTATTCGACCCTACACCTGCAGACTCTACCGTAGCTTCGTCCCAAGAGGCGCTTCTCGCCACCTCAAAGGCACTTCCCGCCCACCTAACATCGTGTGTGTTAGCAGGTACTAAGTTGGGCCAGAGCACAGGAATAAGTGGCGCACCTTTCCCCATTATTCGATTCCTCATATCCTTAACCCCACCCGCAGCCCTACCTTGAGTTTTAGATATATAGAGTATCCGCACGTTTGGATCTTTACATATTAACTGAAGAAGGCGCGCCTTGAACATACTCGACTTACCTGTAGCACGTGGCCAAGTGAACCCTACTTCCTTGTTGGTAGGATCCTGTAGAAGGGCCGCGCCACGTCTGTGAACAGGGCAGGAGAGACGATGAAAGCCAGCGATGCCCTTGGCGAATAAGAAGGTATCCTCTAACGCAGCCTCGCGCAGTTCATCGAGAGTCATCCCGAATTGTTCCTTAACGTATAAGGATAGAGGAATCTTCTTACTCAAGCTCGTCTATCTCCTTCTCTACGGGTAAAGCTGGAACAGTTAGAGCCTCTCCCAACGCCTTTAACGAATCAACATCGATCATGATAGAAGCGCGCTGTGCTGAGATAGTCTTAGTAGCCTTTGGATGCCCCGTCCTATCCAGTATATCCCAAGCACTTGCCTGTACTATCTTCTCACTCTCTGAATCCAGAAGCGCCACGTTACGCTGTGCTGCCTTCAACGCAGACCCAGACAGCTCCGCTGCAACTGCATCCTCTTCCTCCGCGATCTGCTCCAGCACAGTATCAGTAGCTCTCTCCTGAAGATCGGCCAACCTTTCTTTATACATCTCTGAAGAGCGAATCCTAGAGAGCTGCCCCTTTGACAATGATAGCCTATCCTGAATATAGTCATCGGTCAACCCACGAAGGTCAGCACGCAAGACAGCATGTATTCTAGGTCCTACCATTATCTTCTCCAAAGTCGAGCATAGTCTGCCCTTGATACTTATATTATACCGCACGGAGAGTCCGTTGTCAAATGGACGAGCTTGTCGTAACCCGTGTTATGGTATGACTTTACGCGCTGCCCATGGATAAAGTCCCGCAACGGTACGCCATTCTCGCTCCGTCAGATAGCCCTTTACTCTGTGGTAAAGTCGGTAAAGGGTGGTAGAAGGAGGAACTCAAAAATGGTGGAGAAATTTTTGCTCACACTACGCATGTCAATACAACGCGCTGAAGAGCGCACCTTATTTCCGTGCGTCCCCTAACAAAGCGACGCAGGTCGCTCCCTTTGAAATTTTTTTCGGCTTCTAAGGGCTATTTACTAAAAAGAAAAAGTTCGAGCGCATACGGGGCGGAGTTCGTATGCGCTCGAACTTTGGTTTTGTTACTCAGCCATGATTAGTGAGCTGAGAGCATGTTCCGCGAGCACTTTGTCAATCGCCGCCTGGAGCATTGCGTTGAGTGCGGGACTAATAACGCCCCGATCACATTCAGGCACCTGCAGAAAATCCACCGAGAGCGGCAATGCCGGAACTTTCAACTCCACGAATTCGTCGTGGATTGTAACGAATGGCGCGGGGAGCGCGAGCCGGATACGCATGGATTCACGTGGCATTTTTCACCTCCCCTTCCTTTTGGGCCTTCGCGTGTGCGATTAGTGCGTTGTCAATCGCGATTTGCATTTCGCCTGCGGGGAGTTTCGCGATTTTTTCAGCGATTTCGACACCGCCGAGACGATCGATTAGTGAAGCGTTTTTCCGATTCCGGGCGGCGCGCTCCGACTGTTTCAGCCACCCGGCGTTGACCCTGGCTGCCGCTTGCGTTGCGATTACAAGCGACTTTTGAGCGTGAACCTTGATTTCAGCTTGCGAATAATCCGCAAGCGTGAACGCCGCGCAAGCATAGATGTCAGTCGGCGCATTTCCGTGAGTTGCGATGATTCGCGTAGATCCGTCACTCACGACTTCATCCCGCCATGTTTCGGCTTCGGCTTTTTCGCGGTTTTTACTATACGTTACAGCCATGATTTTACTCGTTTCATCCGCCACTATTTTACGCTACTTAGGACTGCACAGCGCAGCACCTTTTTTATGCATACCATTTTGTGATTGCATGGAAAATCCGAACCCCATCACCGTAGCCCGCTGCATTGAGAGCGCGGCATAACAGTTTGTCCGCGCAATCGTGAGCGACTTCGGGATCGTCAGGGTACGTTTTTTCGATCCGCGCCATCATCGCCGCGAACAAAGTCGGATTGAACGGTTTGAACAACCGAAGCTCCGCAAGTTCGTCCAGCGCCTCGCCCAAGCGTTTCCGCACGATTTCGAGCTTTTCCGCATCATTCATTTTTTCGACTCCAAATAAAACTTTGCTTGTACCAGTATATTAATAGCAAATTTCGTGCCAACCGAAAAACACAATATATTGTGGGTCTAGTTCGGTTTCAACTGTCAAAATGGCAGTTTTTACTCCACCATGTGCCAAAATGGCAGTTACACTATATATTGTGGAGTTTTTCTCGTAAAACATACCATATAGGGTATAAAAAAATGTCGCTGTTACATGGGCTGTCAAAATGGCAGCCTTTTTTATTTAGTAAAATTTCCGCTACATATTGTGGTCAACTATTTTTTGGCACGTTTTTTGTTTCCGCGAGTTCTAGCAATTTCCATGCCAACCGTTCTAACACGCGCACAACATGGGACTTACAACACGCCCCACTAGATGTAGTGTGTACTTGTAGCCGACCCACTATATGTTGGGGGTCTGGCGGATTTTCCCACATGTAGGATTTTACTACACAGGCGTTTCTCCACGCTTGCGTTCTAGCGCGCTACCCGGGCACAGCAACAATAGAGGACGATAAAAGGAAAAACTCACCGCTGCGTGGTACCGTCAAACCGTGACGCAACTCTCTTTGGCGCATGATAGAGGCCGGCACCCGTAAAATGGCGTTTTGGGACACTCAAAATGAAAGTTATAAGTCGTTACCATCACGGGATTTACGATTTCGCCAACTCATCTAAGGCTAGGAATCGGCGCGTATGATCGAGCGCGTTTTGTTTGGCACGGTATTTGCTGTGTTGTTATAAGTCGTTATACCGTACGGGTTTATGAGAGTCGTGCAAATTGCAACGGTACAAAGGCTGTGGAAGTGCATTTTGCACGAATCCGTAACCCCATACCATCACACGACTTACGAAAAGTTAGTCTCCTGGTAACTTCCACAATCATAACCCATTACGCCGTAACGACTTACGATTGACTTCCACAGCACTTCCACAAGCTGATTTGTCATAACCCCATACCACCACACGCTTTACGGCATGACTTCCACAAATCGGACTTCCACGGCCCTCCCATGCCCGTATGC